AAGGTAAAATTTGTTCTATAATTTGTAGTGCATCATCATTTAATTTACATAAAATATTAAGTTCAAATCCAATATTATATGGAACAGGCATAAAAACTTTCTTAATATTATTTCCATCATCACAAGTCTTAAAAGTTTGAACTATGCTTGATTTTCGAGTTGGATCATATGTAATAGAGTTCATCTCAAATGACATTCTTGGTAATGAAATTTGAGTTGCCTTATTCAATTCTGGTTGTTGTTGAATTCTTGCTAAAAACTTTTGTTTTGGACCATATGAAATTGGAACTCTAATTTCACCAATATTATTTTCATTTTTGTCAGAATGACGAATATGAATTTGATTGAATAAAGTTCCAAAAGAAATAATAGTCTTTCTTATGATCTCGTGATAATAGTAATTTCCTAACATCAGTAATTTCCAAATGGATTTGATTCTGAAAAATCTAAAATGATATCTGCTTCCTCCTCAATCTCATCATTTTTATTATATTTATTATATGTATCGTTTTTATCAAAGGTTTCGACTGTATATAGTGCTCCAGATTTTGTTCCTGTAATTGTTTCTCCTGGAAAAAATCCAAGTTGTGTAACACCAATTCCAACATTTGAAATTTTAAGAATATTTCCATCCTTGTCCCAATTATTAACTCTGGCTCTTGTTTTTGATCTAGATCCAATTACAATTTCATTAAACAAATATGTTCCAAATCCGGTGATTGTTTCTGGACTGGCAATCGTAACAGTTGGAGTTGTGGTATATCCAAATCCTGGATTAGAAACATAAATCGACTTTACAGAAGGACTTACATTTGAACCAACATATCCAATTGATGCAATACCAACCGCAGTTTGACCGACTCCACTGATTATAAGTTCTCCTGGAGCAGAGACCGTAACAATTGGTGCTGTTCCGTATCCAACTCCACCGGTTCCAGATATTGTAAATCTAACCACACCTTTATACGTGGTTTCAATAGAACAAGTTGCAGCAGCACCAACTCCACCACCACCAGAAATGGTTATGATTGGGGGATTTACATATCCCGCACCTGCATTTGTCAAATATATTCTTTCAACAGAACGAATACCTCCCCTAACTGTTGTGATTGCCACTGCAGTTGCATTATCTAATGATGTTCCTGCTGGTGATGTGCTTATGGCAACAACAGGAGTTGATGTATAACCACTACCATCATTGTTTATAAAAATTTCCTTTACATATCCTGAAGGTACAGAACCAGAAATTAATGCCGTTGCTACTGCTGTAACACCAACCCCAATTAAATTTAATGTTGTAATATATCCTTCTTCTTTGACTTGAGTATCAATTTCATCAATAGAAGTATCAATAATTTCATCCTCGTATTCAAACAATTCGCATTTTAATTCATAAACATAATTTCTTCCCAACTGATAAAATGGGTTTTCGTGCTCTACAAATTTAACTTCAAAAAGTCTTTCTCCCAATGGGAAATATATTAAATCTCCTTCTCTTGGTCTAGATGAAAGTATTATATCACTTTCTTCTGTTCCATCATCTAATGCTCCCAAAAATGGTGCAATGAAATCTTCAAATCTTTCTTTCGAAATTGTGATTAGTAATTCGTCCTTTAGACTTACTCCAAATTTTGTAAGAATATCGCCCTGACCACTATATCCATCAAAATTATTTAAATATGCCTCAATTGCAAAATTATCATCAAACCTTGAGGAAGTGACTTCTTCAATGATTGTTTTTTTATTTACAAACTTTCTTGGGATATAAACAACTTCTACACCATACATTTTCAATTGTTCATTTATAAGATCTTGAACTAATCTTTGTTCAGATGAAGTTCCGTGTAAAAAGAAAGGATTGAGTGCCATTATCCAATAAAATCATATGGAGGAAGTTCATAGTCCATTGCCATTCTTTTTTGAATTTCGTCAAGTTCTCTTTGAGCATCCTCATAGAGTTCTCTACCATTTAATTCAATTCCTCCTGGAAGTTTAACTCCTCTGAATTTAATCAAATTTTGCCCCCACTGTCTTTTGATAATTGCCGTTAAATATCTCTTAAGAAAACTGTCATTATAAATCTGTGAAAATGATTCTGGATCAAGTGCCCTATAACAGTCTAAAACTATAAAATTTCCAACAGATTGTGCTCCCCAATCAATATCCAAATATAATCTATCTTGTCTTTTATTAAATCTAATTTGTTTATCTGTTGTGAGTAAGAAATCAATATCTTCCAAATAACTCTTAACCATTGAATACTGTAAAAGTTCAACTGAATTAAAATAATACAAATCATTTAAAAATAACTGATATTTAATACTGAACATTCCTCCAGAAATTGAACTAGTATCAAATCTAAATATTTTTTCTATTCCAATAACTGAATCTGGAACTTGAATATAATTTGAAGTTTCATAAAAATTAAATGTTGTAGTTCCATATCCTGTTATATTAGATGTCCCTGTTGTTGTAACAATTCCAACACCATTCGTATTTTTTGCACTTCCTCTATCAATATCATTCTGACTTATTTTGTACTTTAAATACATTCTTTCAACACCATCAAAGTGGCGCTCATTGAAGTACTGAATGGCATCATCTACTAAGTCATCTATTTGATCATCATCAATGTTAATCTCTAACACAGGGGCACCTAGACGCCTTAGGCAGTAATCTATAAGTCCTTGTCGAGTTGATGGTTTTGCCATTGTTCTATTTTTCTATTTTTTTAGAATTTTTTAATTCATCGTATTTATTTTGAATATTTAAATTTTCTGTTAATAAAATATTTTTTTGATCTTCAAAATCTTTTGTTAATGATTGTAATTTTGCCTCTAATAAAATATTTTGATTTGTTAATGCTGAAATTTTTTGATTATACAGACTAACTAAGATATTCACATCAACTTCACTATTCATAACTAGAATGTTCCTCCATCTAAAGTGCTAGTCCACATTGGTTTATTTGTATAAACTACTGAAGCAACAATTGCAGTAGTTCCAATGCCAATATTGCTTCCATTTTTAAGCAAAATGGAGTTATTTGTTGTATTGAAAGTTCCTTCTACTCCAATTAAAGTTATTATGGTTGTTGAAGCAACACTAGTTTTGACAATACCATAAGCACCACCGGTATTTTGTAGAATAATATCTCCGACAGTTACTGTAGTAAGTCCAGATAATGTAATATTTGCTTCAGTTACTGCAGTTAGAATCTGTTTGGATGTGATTGTCGGGGATGCTGGATCATTCGTGGAATTTTGAAGTCCTGTACTATCAAAATAAACCACTCCATGAGTACTGAAATCTCCAGATTGGTAATAAATACCTTTAATATCCAAATAACCCTTTGTTCCAGATACTACACTATTTGAAATACTAGCATCCGGAACATAAGTAAAATATCCTGTACTATCATCAAATCCAAAAAATCCTGATTTTTGATTTGCCGTTCCTACACCGGTATTATAATCAAAAGCAATACCTCTATCAGTATTTGTATCATAGGCATGAGTTATAGTTAATTGAGTTGTTGAGGTAATTCCAGAACTTGTGGCTCCAGTAATTGTAACAATCTTTGTTGATGTATTATATGCCGTAATCGTAGTCAGTCCACTATTAGGTAAAGCAGCATTACCTGAAATAATATCACCAGTATTAATTCCAACAACGGAATCCAAAGTAATTGTGGAAACACCCGATGCAACTGCTACAACTACGGTTCTATTACTTGTTACATCACCTAGTGAAATAATTGAACCATTTACAGTAACACTACTGGAGTCTACTGTGGTTGTTGTTCCATCAACTTGAAGATCTCCCTTAATAATAACTAGTCCTTGATTACTTAATCCGTCAGGATATGGGTCAATATATAATACATTTCCTCCACCAGATTTGGTCGAAATTACATTTGAACTAATTCCAATATTATCAATCGTAACTCCACCAGTATTGGTAAGAGGTCCGGTATGATTAATCGAACCTGTGATGGTTACAACATCGCCTGAAGCGTTTCCTAGAGTTGTATTACCATCAACTTGAAGATTTCCTGTGAGTGTTAAATTTGAACCAGATTGATTTCCTGTTACATTTAAAATTCCGCCAATATAAACATCCTTTACAATACCAACACCACCGGCAACTCTTAATGCACCAGATGTTGTAGTTGTTGCATTTGTAGTTGCGGCAATCGAAACAAAAGAAGTGTTTGGAGTGCTTTGAAAATTAACACTTGTTACAGAAGATGTTGCACCAAGATTTAGTGTGGTCGCATTTGGAACACTTAAAGTCTCATTACGAATGGTTGCAATACCAGATGTAGCACCCACCACCAGTGCCGTTGCAGCACCAGCAAAGTTTAGATTGGTTGCTACTGTATTATAAAGGTCTTGGTTTGTTTGAGTACCTACAACTGTTGGGTTACGAATGGTTGCAATACCAGATGTAGCACCCACCACCAGTGCTGTTGCGGCACCAGCAAAGTTTAGATTGGTTGCTACTGTATTATAAAGGTCTTGGTTTGTTTGAGTACCTACAACCGTTGGGTTACGAATGGTTGCAATACCAGATGTAGCACCAATTACAATATTAGTACCAGCACCTAATACATTAGCAGTGGTTACATTAGTATTGAAAAGATTAAGTGCTGTGGTATTACTTGTAACATCACCACCATCAATATTCAAATCTCC